CAATATCACAGTGAACCCGGAAGCTCTGACAAAAGAAGAGCTGGAGGCATCATTCGATGAGCTATTCGTAGGAGATAGTCAGATATATCTGTACGACCACTTTGGTAGTACTGATGTAGATATCGTATGTAGTCGCATAATGTTTATGCACAAAGCGCTGGGCGTTGAGTGGGTGGTCTTAGATCACATCAGCATTCTAGTGTCAGGCTTGGCTACTGGCGATGAACGTAAGCTTATTGACATGGCGATGACTAAGCTACGGACGTTAGTTCAAGAGACAGGCATTGGTCTGATCTTGGTCAGTCACCTCAGAAGACCTGAAGGCGACAAGGGTCACGAGGATGGTGCTAAGGTTCGCCTCGGTCAGCTCCGTGGTAGCCACGCTATCGCTCAGTTGAGTGACATATGTATATCGCTGGGCGTTGACCCAGATAATCCCAACAGCAATGCAAGGCAGGTTCATCTGCTTAAGAACCGGTTCACCGGTCAGACAGGCTTTGCCGGAAACATCACATACAACCCTGAGACGGGCAGACTAATCGATCAAGTAACACAATTCTAAAAGGGGGAAGGAGATGAGATTTGTATTCGATATTGAAACTGATGGTCTGATACCTGAGATGACCAAGATCCACTGCATCGAGATGATCGATGTTGATAAGGGTCTTGCGCTAAGCTTTATGCCTGACGCTGTTGATGAAGGTCTTAAGATGTTAGCTCAGGCTGATGAAATCATAGGCCACAACATTATTAACTTTGATGTTCCTGCTATTCAGAAGATACATCCTGATTGGAAGCCGCAAGGCAAAGTGACTGACACGCTAGTACTGTCACAACTACTCAAGGGTGATATTAAGAACGAGGACTTCGACAAGCGCCGTGAAGAGCGCACCGACCTTCCGAACAAACTTATAGGCAGTCACTCGTTGAAGGCTTGGGGCTATCGTCTCGGTGAGCATAAAGAAGAGATCGCAACAGATTGGCAGAAGTGGTCTGTCGAGATGCAGAAGTACTGCGCTCAGGATGTCGCGGTCAACCTGAAGCTCTACCAACATTTCATCAGTATCATCGATGACGCTGAGTGGGCTGAGCAATCCCTGAAACTGGAACACCAAGCTGCCGAGCTGTGTAATCGCATAGGTAACAATGGCTGGTCCTTCGATGAGAAGAAAGCGGGAGAGTTATATGCAGAGCTGGCTAAGGAACGCTCAGTCCTTGAAGACGAGTTACAGACGCTATTTGAGCCTTGGACTGTGTCCACTTGGTTCACGCCGAAAGCTAACAACAAGCGTTACGGCTACGTTAAAGATGTACCTTTCGAGAAGAAGAAAACAGTAGAGTTTAACCCTCAGTCTAGAAGACACATCGAGAGATGCCTGAAGGATAAGTACGGGTGGAAACCTAAGCTGATGACCAACGGCGGCCACGCTCAGATCGATGAGACAGTGTTAGCTCAACTACATTATCCAGAGGCTAAGAAGCTTGCTCGTATGTTCCTGATCAATAAGCGTCTAGGACAATTAGCTGAAGGCTCACAGGCTTGGATGAAGTTAGTCGAGAGCGATGGCAGGATACGCCACCAGATAGTCCCTTGTGGAACTGTCACCGGGCGGGCTGCACATCGAAGACCAAACCTCGGTCAGGTTCCACGGGCAACAGCCCCTTATGGTAAGCAGTGCCGAGACTTGTTCACTGTCCCTGAGGGCTACAGCCTAATGGGTAGCGATCTATCCGGTATCGAGCTTAGGATGCTGGCCCACTATCTCTCGTTCAGCGATGGCGGTGCTTATGCACAGCAGATCATGGAAGGCGATATCCACACCTACAACCAGCATAAGGCAGGGCTTGAGACAAGAGATCAGGCCAAGACCTACATCTACGCGCTCTGCTACGGTGCTGGTGATAAGAAGATGGGTGAGATCGTTGGCGGAACAGCTAGAGAAGGTAAGAAGCTTAAAGAGAAGTTCTTTAAGTCGATGCCAGCTTTCGCAGAGCTACAGAGCGGTGTTCAGGGCGCAGTTAGCCGTGGATGGCTCAAGAGCTTAGACGGTCGCCGGGTCAAGCTGAGATCAGCTCACAGTGCGCTCAATGCGCTTCTTCAGTCAGCAGCAGGTTGCATCAGTAAACGCTGGATCTGCTTGATCGATGAAGAGTTAAAAGCCCGTGGTTTAGACCGAGATAGCTACATGATGGCTTGGGTCCACGATGAAGTTCAAATCGCAGTTAAAAAAGGACTCGAAGACGATGTCGGTAATATCACTAAACGATGTGCGGAAAAGGTTGGCGAAGAATACGGGATCAAAATCCCCATCGAAGCCGAGTACAGCTTCGGTAAAACGTGGGCCGACTCCCACTAACAAAGGTAGGTACAGAGAAGAGCTAGAGGCCGAGGGTATCGCTCACAAGATCAAGCAGGTTCTGGACGAGGCTTGGCGTGGTAATTTCACCACCAAGTCTGACTTTGCCAGAACACAAGCTGATTGGGTAGCGATGGCAGCGTCACTTGGCCTCGTCACTGTATTGGCTAGTGAGTCAGAGGCTACTCGGTTTTGGATGATCACCGAGGAAGGTCTAGCCACCTTAACAGAAATCAATTTAATCCTACAGGACAGGCATCTATGAACATTAACGAAGTATTACCCGATGGTCGTTTAACTATGCTCATCGATGCAGATATCTATCTGTTCAGGGCTTGTGCATCTACTGAAGTCGAACACGATTGGGGCGATGATGTCTGGTCGCTCGTCACTGACCTGAAAGAGGCCAAGAACGTCTTCAGGAACACCATCTCACAGTTCCAGCAGGAGCTAGACATAGAAGACTTCGTCTTATGTATCAGCGACAGCAGCAACTTCCGAAAACTGGTACTGGAGACTTACAAAGGCAACCGCAAAGGTACTCGTAAGCCATGCGGCTACAAGGCTCTCGTTGACTGGGCGAAGGAAGAATATCCTCATGTTATCTTGCCGGGTCTAGAGGCTGATGATGTTATGGGTATCTTGCAGACAACGCCGGGTAAGGACACTTACACAGTGTCTGATGACAAGGATATGATGACGATCCCCGGACGCTTGTATCAGCCCCAGAAGGCTCTCAAGTTAAACCTGACACTACCTGAAGCGAACGAGTGGTTCTTACGTCAGGCACTGACTGGTGACGCTGTGGATGGCTACTCAGGCATCAAGGGTGTTGGACCTAAGAAGGCTGACGCGATTGTAGCTAAGAGTGCTACTTGGCGAGCTGTCGAGGCTGAGTATCTGAAGAACGGCTACACGCAGCAGGACGCTTTGCAGCAAGCCCGGTGCGCTCGGATATGCCGATCATCTGAATACAATTTAACCACTAAAACATTAACCCTATGGAGCCCTAGCCATGACTGATACTGTTGAAAGCCCAGCGCATTACGCTGTCCACGCCATCGAGCCTATTGATTTCATAATGGGTAACGACCTCCCGTTTTGGAAGGGCAACATCGTCAAGTACACGATGAGAGCTGGCTACAAAGTCTACGACAACCAGACTCCAGACGAGTCACAGATCACTGACTTGTTGAAGGTCATTCGATACGCGGAAATGCAAATAAACTACATAGAGGGGCGAGAGCCGAGCAATGATGATGATGACGACAAAAACACTACCTACTGATTACCAAACTTTCATAGCAACCTCCCGATACTGCCGATGGCTTGAAGAAGAAGGCAGAAGAGAGACTTGGGCTGAGGCTGTAGAGCGTTACGTTCAGAACATCTTAGGCCGGGTCGATCTGACTAAGCTAGAGCTAGACGAGTGTCGTCAGGCTATCCTGAACCTTGAAGTAATGCCCTCGATGAGAGCCTTGATGACTGCTGGAGCTGCTGCTGATCGAGACAACACGAGTATCTACAACTGCTCTTATTTAGCTGTCGATAACACTAGGAAGTTCGATGTCGCTATGTACATTCTATTGAATGGCACTGGTGTTGGCTTCAGTGTAGAGAAGAAGTACACCGAGAAGCTTCCTGAAGTCCCTTCTGAGTTCCGTGATAGCCGTTACGTACTGTTAGTAGCTGACAGTAAAGAAGGCTGGGCTAGGTCATTCCGTAAGCTTATCGCTATGCTTTACACCGGTGATGTACCCAAGTGGGACACTAGCAGAGTACGACCAGCAGGTGCGCGATTGAAGACCTTTGGTGGTCGGGCATCAGGACCGGGACCCCTTGAGCAGCTCTTCCGATATACTATTGATGTATTCAAGGGGGCGGCTGGACGAAACTTAACACCGTATGAGTGCCACTCTATAATGTGCAAGGTCGGTGAAGTTGTAGTCGTTGGCGGTGTCCGTAGGTCAGCTATGATTAGCTTGAGTGACCTCCAAGACGATAAGATGCGAGAAGCTAAGAGCGGCTCGTGGTACGAGACACGGCCTGAGATGGCACTGGCTAACAACTCAGTGAGCTTCACTCGCAAGCCTGACATAATGTCCTTCCTTGATGAGTGGACTGCCCTCGTTAAGTCAGGCTCTGGTGAACGTGGTATCTTCAACCGTCAGGCATCAGTGGCTCAGGTAGAGAAGTTCGGTAGACGAGACGCTAACCATGACTTTGGTACTAACCCATGCTCTGAGATCATTCTCAGGTCTGACCAGTTCTGTAACTTATCCGAGGTAGTTGTTCGACAGGGCGACACTCCGAAGGATCTAAGACGCAAAGCCCGGATAGCTGCCATACTAGGTACAGCTCAGGCTACATTCACCCACTTCCCTTATCTACCTGCTTCTTGGAAACGCAACACTGAAGAAGAGGCACTGCTAGGGGTATCACTGACAGGTATAATGGATAATGAACACACTGCAAACCCAACTAGAAAGCTACTCAATCAACTTAGAGATGTCGCTGTCGCAACAAATGGAATTTACGCAGAGCGTTTTGGAATCAAACAGGCAGCGTCCGTCACTTGCGTTAAGCCTAGCGGTACTGTTTCTCAGCTTGTTGATGCCGCTAGTGGTATTCACACTCGTCACTCTGACTATTACATCCGCACTGTCAGGGGCGATAAGCAAGATCCGCTCACTAATCTGATGATGGATCAGGGAATACCCAGCGAAGACTGTGTGATGAACTCTCAGAACACTAAGGTATTCTCCTTCCCGGTTCAGTCACCTGATAACGCTATCACTCGTGACGATAGGACAGCACTACAGCAGCTAGAGACATGGATGATGTATGCTACTGAATGGTGTGAGCATAAGCCATCAGTGACGATATCAGTGAGAGATCATGAGTGGCTGGAGGTAGGAGCTTGGGTCTATGAACACTTCGATATGATCAGTGGCATCAGCTTCCTACCACACAGCAATCACACATATCAGCAAGCACCCTATCAGGAGTGTACTCGCAAGGAGTACCAAGCCCTGAAGAAGCTTATGCCTGCAAGTGTGGACTGGTCACTGCTTAGTCAGTACGAGAAGGAGGACAACACCGCTGGATCACAGACGATGGCTTGCTCAGGTGATAGCTGTGAGATAGTCGATATCACCTAACTCTCTCCTCAAACGTAGCGGCCAGTTGAACAGGTTATTAGTTAGCAGTACACCTGTCACTGACCGCTGGACTGGGAGGCTCAAGGTGGATGAGATCATACTACGAGCTATGAGGAATGAGACCCCAGAAGTTATCTACTGCTGTAAGGTTGTCCGAGCTATCGATCCCAATGTACGATTAAGTACTATCGAAGCATTCATGCACATTGTATTGCGCACATACCTTGGCAACAGGACGATGCAAGTCGGTGATGTAGGTAAAGCTATAGGCACATCATCAGCATCAGCAACCCGAACGGTATCAACACTGGTCAACTATGGTCTGGTCGAGACATACAACGACCCTAACAACCTGTCAGTTAAGCTGGTGAGGACAGGACCTGATGGTGTGAAGCTAATGGTTGATCTGTTAAGAGAGCTACCGTCTGTTAAAAAGTAAGGTGATACTCACAACCTTCAGAACCTCCAGCAGCGATGCAACTAGGCATCAAGGAGTGTCTCCAAGACAATCATGAGTATCATCTTACTGTTTAACAGAAGATTTAATTGTGTCCACCCTAAGGAGATAATACTCAGGAAAAGACCCAAGAAGCACTGACAGTACATATGTATGTTGACTGTAAGCAATCATGAGTAAACATATATATATACTCATGAGTCAATCATGTGTCTATCATGTGTCTATCATGAGTGATGACATGATGATGGCATGAGTTAGTCTTGGGTTAATCATGAGTGGTTGTCTTGGGTTGTCTAGGGTCTAATGACTTCCCAATTTGCATCGAAGAGATATCACCCATATCCAGCAATTATCACATCATGTGTATCATGAGCAATGGATATAACATCCGATGACCTAAGATATCTAGTGATATCAAGCACTTAGGTAATGCCTCAGGTAATTCAGGGACTCCTGAGCCTGATTTGACCCCCCGGTACCTAAGATAATCAATGGCTTCAAATATAGACCTTAAAGGGGTTTTCTTGTTGTTATTATTATTAGGCATTCACGAGGAGACACCCCAGATTTCAACATCCGAATAAACACATAGGTTCCCTCTAATGGAAAACATATTAATACAGCACATAGACAAGCTAGACACAGGGCAACCCACAAGCGGTGACGCTCTAGCCCAAGCTGACGACCACATCCGCTTCATCAAAGCTTGTATCAAGGCTACCTTCCCCGGATTGAC